CGCACGCGAGCACGCCTCTGAATGCGACCCACAGCGCAGATTGCACCATCGACAGGCTCCAAGTACACCGATGCCCGTCCCACGGGTTGGGTTGCCGTGTGGGACGGGCATTCGGTTTTGCGTTTGCGAGATTGTGGTTGACCCAAACGCAGTGGCGTCGCACCAAACAGGGTCGCGACACCTCCCGGGTTTCCCCGGTTCCGCGTAGTCTATCACGCACCCGGCGTGCTTGCGCCACCGCCCGACCCGGCTGACCCGTTGGTGTACCCGTTGCCGTTACCGCTCGGCGTCTGGCCGGACCCGCGGAACAACCACCCAGTTACAGCGCCCGCAGCGCCCACGAGCGCGGTCTGGCTGCTCTGAGACTGATCCCACAGCGCGCTCCAACAGATCGCACCGATCACGAGGATCGCGATCACGCCGCCCACGCCTTCGCGGAACGTCCACACCGGCTTTTCAGGCAACATCGGCGGACGCCTCGGCCGGCGTGGCTGCGGCTTCGAATTCGGCCACCCGCGCCTTCAACGCGCCGATCTCCTCGATCCACGCCCCGAGGCTGGCGCTGTTCGCGGACCACGCCTTCACGGCGCGGATCAGGTCCGGCACCTCGCTCGCCGGGTAGCCGGTCTCCGCCAGTGCGTCAGCAATCGCCTTGATTTCCGGTGTCACATCGTCCTCCTGGCGTGTCTCCGCCCACGCATCGTACGCGTGCGCGACAACTATCGGGTCGTAATATTGCGCTGCCACCGCCTCGCGTGCCTGACCCTTCGGCCAATAGCGCCAGTGTGGCGGTTGCTCGCGGGACACCTCGAAATGCAGGTGACAGAACTCCCATCCGCCGGACCGTCCGACGGCTCCGATGACCTGCCCACGCGTCGCCGTCGTTCCGATGTCGCTGAACAACGCATCGCTCAGGTGGCAGTAATGCGCGTAGCATCCCGCGTACGGCCCGTCATCGAGTCGCCACCATTGATGCAACCCGAACCCCGTCGTGTCGATCACGTGCGCCACGAGCGTTTGCGCCGTGATCGCGACCACGGGCGCACCGCAGTCGGCATTCCCGCCCCCGCCGCTGTTGAAATCGATGCCTGGATGGAAGCACCCCGCACCGTTGTCGTCGAGATACCCCCATCCACCCATCGTCGGATTGTGCTCGGTGGCGTCAATCTGCGGAAACACGTTCGTCCTCCTTGGACCACAGGTCCCATTCCGCGGACACGTACGCGTCACGGTTGCGCTCGACGTGCGCCAGCCGGTACAGGCCCGGTTCTGACCGCACGTACGCGTGCAGGCTGCACCCGCACCCCTGCACCGCCATCGTCAGCGTCGCGAACCGTTGCGCATTCGTGCAGTGGCGTCTGGCGATGAGCATCAGTTCGTGGAGACCCGTCCGGGACCCGCCCGCCTTGACCCACGTCTCAGCGATGGTCGCCACGGCTCGCCTCGATGGAATGTCCAATCATCGCGATGACGATCCACATGAGGATCGCGCCGATCATGACGCGGATCACGGGACCGGCTCCGGGTCGGGTGGCGGCGTCCACACGCCGTCGATCAGCGACCACCCAGGTGGCACGAACTCATCCCGCACCGCGTCGTACGTGTAGCCGATCCCGGCATACCGTCCACGTCGCCTGCCGTTGTACGAGGTCTGCACCCACGTCCCGCCGAGCAGGTCGGACAAAAAGGTAGCCCCGAGCGCCTCATCCTCCGACCCATCCGGCGTGGCGTGTGTCACCTCGTTAGCGACCACAAGGACGCGCAGGACGGTGCCGGTTGCGTCGATTTCCGCGTAATGTGCCATCTCAAATGCCCCTCGGGACGAGGATGATCACGATGCCGGAACCACCCGCGCCGCCACCATACCCACCCGTGGACGTGTAATGGTAGGTTCCGCCACCGCCACCGCCGGTGTTTGCGCCGCCAGCGCCACCGGATGCGTTCAGCACCGCGCCTGCGCCACCTCCGCCGGACCCCGCAGTTCCACCGCCGCTGGTGCCAATTCCGCCACCACCTCCGCCTGCGTACGTCGTCGCGTTCGGCAACCACGACGTGCCATTGCCACCGTTGCCACCAGCGCCGCCGGTCGGCGTTGTCCCAACCGCACTGGCACCGCCACCTCCGCCACCACCACCTCCGCCGCCCGTGTTACCCGCACCGCCGTCGTATCCAAGCCGATCAAGAAACACGCTGCCCGCAACGGTCCCGGTGCCACCGGCAACCCATGCGCCTGCACCGTTGGACCCTCCTCCGCCGCCCCCTGAACCACCGGACCCGGCTGCGCCACCAAGCGCCCTGGCACCACGCCCCCCGCCAGTCGCACTCAGCGACCCCAGCGTTGTGGCACTACCGGAGGTTGCGTCCGTGTTGTACAGCCCACCAGTGCCACCACCACCAATCGTGACAGTCATGGACACGCCGGAAACGAGCGTCACGTACCCGTCGATGAACCCGCCACCACCAGCGCCGCCACCGGCATATGCACCGCCACCTCCGCCGCCTCCGACGATCAGCGCGCGGCACGTCACCGTTTGTGACAGCGTCAACGATCCGGTAGACGTGAACGTGTATACGTCGTACGACACTCCACCGTAGGTCAATCCGCTCGCCGATCCGCCGGAACCGACCTTCGGCAGCACGCGACGCTTTGCGCCGGTGATGTTGGACCCACTCGCCGTCACCACACTCACGGCCCGGTCACCCCGTATGCGGTGATGTGGACGGCTGCATTGCTGGCATGCGCCACGAGGTACCGGTTGGTCGGATCGAGGCAGACCCCCGCCACGAGGATCACGCTGTCGTTTCCCGCAATCGTGGCCCCGGACGCGATGTATGCCCCGTGCGTGGCGGACGTCGCTGACGTGCTGACGTTGTACGTATAGGACGTACTCGACGTGTTCGCGATCACGATCGACGACACGACGGTATAGGTTGACGCCGTCGCGCCGTTGTCACACACGTTGGTTGCGCTTGTCGCCGTGGTCGTGCCCAGGCGCTGGTAATTCGGCCACTTTTTAGCCTCCCATCAGCATGAATAGTCGGCTGTACCCACCACCGAGCGCAGACTCCGATCCCGTGGAATCGACTTTGACCACGCTTCCGTCGGTTTTTGCGTACAGTGTCACGGTGCCCGCTGCCGATGCGCCTGGTGACGCGATCTGCGTCAGCGTGATCGCATTCTCGATTGCGACCGCACCGTCAAGACCTTTGAGGTACCGTAGGTCGTTGACGATCTCGTTCCAGTTGCTTGCGGTGACGACGTAGCCAGTGGACCGCGTCGTCGGTGTTGCCCATGCCATGATCCATTATCCCCTAATACGCAAGCCGCGTGGATGTGTCGAGCGCCGAGACGTCAAGCGCCCAGAACCCGGCACCGTCAGCCGGTGACAATTGCCACCGGACGGTATGGAGTGTGCCACCGTTCGATATCGAATGTTCGATGCGCTCGATGTGGAATGCTGCGTTAATGCCAGTCTTTGCCCCGGCGTCCGTGATGGTGACGCGGTCGGACAGGTCACGCGCCAACGCCTGCGTCATCAGCGTCGCTGACGCATTGCCGACGATGCCGATCACCGGCCTGTCCTGTTCATCCTTTTTGGTTGAGAGCGTCCACGATGCGCGATCCGCAGCCGTCGATGCGTCGAGGAACCCGGCGTTGATCGCGAGCCGCCTCGGACCTTTCGCGGCCTGCGATGTGGCGTCCGTTGCGGTGACGCTGCCGGTCGCGTGCGTGACCTTTACCTCGTTGGCGATGTCCCGCACCGGCCGCTCGGCCGCGACGTCCACGAGTGCGTCCGTGTCGGTGAACGTCCCCTGGCTGATGGTGTACGGCGTTTTCAGGCGCGTGTGCCGGTCCTGGAAGACGACCTTGCCCGCGCCGGACATGTAAACCAACCCGGCCTCATTGTCGATGCCGATGCCTTGGATCTGCGACAGCACCGATTGGTCGGTGTACGACGGCGTGATCGTGGATTGACCTGTCGCAAGGTCGCGCAATCCGGCAGGCCACGATGCACTATCGAGCGCGACACCGATGGCCGTCCCGGTCGCGGCACTCGTGTACGTCGGCGTCGTCACCGCAAGGTCCAGCCACGCGAACCCGTCGGCAAGGTCGAGCGTGCACGTCCGGACGTTCGGGTTCGGCACCGGCGTGATTGATTGGATGTACCCGTAGTAGAGGTCGTACGTTACCGCCGCGTACGCGCCCCTGATTCGCACCGCCCGCATTGTAGCCACGTTGCCGTACAACGGTGACGCGGTGTACCCCGGCGAGAACCGCCCGTCCTCGTTAATCAGCGTGACCCGCGCGGTACCGGTCTGGACCTGCGAGAGCACATCATCGCGCCCACGCGTGATCGCAACCGACTGCACGTACGACGTGATGTCCGTGAACGTTGACGGGTTTGCCCCGTCCGCGGTCGCGAGTTCCACGGTGTACGTTGCGGTGACCATCAAGCGAACCCAAGGTTCGAGCCGACGAGGTTCTGGCGCTTGAGGTACGACCACGTGGTGCGTGCGATCACCTGTCCGTCAAGTTGGATGATGACTGGTCGCCCGTCATCGGATGCGGCTGCACCCGCTCCAGGCATTCCACTCGATGCGGCAATGGGTCCGCCATTGCGGGCTGTTGCTATTCGAGGCACGTCCACAAGATTGGCAACTGCGTTGCTGACTGCCGGTCGCGATCGGTCAACACCAAGCGTCATGCCATCACCGATGGCGCGTCCGACAATCTCGAACTCCGTCGACGGAGAATGCACGCCAAGTGCAGCCTTGGCAGCGTTCAAAGCATCGTTTGCGGCGTTGCGCACCATGTCGCGCAATCCGCTCATTGCGTTGGACACACCGTTTTTGATGCCGTCAATGATTGCAGTGCCCACGCTGGTGGCTGCTGCCATGAACGAGGCAGGCAAGCCTTTCACGAACTCCATGACGGTGTTGAAACTCGTTGTAATCCACTCAACGGCAGAGGTGACCGCGGTCTTCAACATGTCCCACGCGCCGTTCACCGCGTTGCGAAATGTCTCGTTTGTTTCGTAGGCGTACACCAGTGCGGCTGCCAACGCCACCAACGCCAAAACGACGATGCCAATCGGATTCATGGTCAGCACGAAATTGAGCGCCGTCTGTGCGGCGGTCATCGCAATCGTGGCGCCTTCCATTATTGCGGTGTACGTTGCAGCCAAGGTGACTGCAACCTGATACGCGACAAATGCCGCTGTCGCCCCAACAATGACTGCCTTGAGGATTTCCGAAGCCGCTGAACCTGAATCAAAAAACGCCTGCACCTCCTGAATGGCAGTGCTGATTGCCTTGATGGCGTCGACAAAAGTGTGGAAAATGGCCTCGGCAGTCGGGCCAAACACCTCGCCGATGCGGATTTCCAAGGCGGTAATGATTGCCTCGAAGGTTGACAATCCGTGCTCGGTGCTGATGTTTTGCACCATGACGATAAAACCGGTTACCGACTTGATTGCTTCTGCAACCGATCCACCAACAATGGATGCAAGGCTCGTAAAACCTTCCTGGTTGTTTCCAACGACACCGGCAAGCACGTCAAGCGAAGAAGACAATTGATTGAAAATCGGTTGTGCCGCGTTCAGGCGAATGCTATCGAGCGTGTCATTGAATGTCGACCAACGACCACCAAGCGTGTTTGCCATACCGGCCACGAGGCTGGCGTCAACGCCCATCTCGGCCATGGCGATACGCACGGCCTCAAGCGCCGGTACGCCTTCTTCCTTGAGTGCCTTGAGTCGCTCGCGTGGCAGATTGAACCGTTCCACGATGGAGGCGAAATCGCCAGAAAGTGCCTCACGCAGGCTGAATGCCGCACCGGTCAAACCTTCGGACGGATTGAGTGCTGCAAGCACTTCCGCCTGCTTGATCACGTCCATCAATCCGACGCCAGCGGCTTTGGACGCTGGTAAAAGCGCCGCGGTGGCGTCAGCCATTTCCTTGAAAGCGAACGGCGTCTGGTTGGCTTCAGTTCGCACTTGGGCCAGAATGTCATCAGCCGCGGCTGCCGAACCCGCGAACGCCACCATCTTGGTGCGCGTGTCCTCAAGTTCCTTGGCTAGGCCAAAACCGAACGCGTTCGCAAGTCCAACCGCACCTTCGCCGATAGCACTTGCGCCTTGCGCCGCCAAGCCGATGCCGGACAACGCGGACCCGATGCCCTTTATGGCGGCCATCGGCGCGGACAACGCACCAGACAAACCGCCAAGACCTTTGTGCAGCCGGTCCAATGGCCCGCTGAACTCATCCTCGGCGGTTATCCTGACGTTTAGTTCCGCGGTTGTCGCCATATCAGCCTTTCAGTTTGCGTGCCGCGTCCAGGAGTTCGATTGCCCAGAACACGTCGCGTGCATTTGCCTGACGTGCCGTCTCCAGCGTGTAAGCCGGAAATGTGGTCGCGATTACCGCCCGGTGATACACCGAAATCGTCTCGCGGTCGCATGCGTTCGGCATATCGACCAGCCACTTCCCAAACTCGGTCAGGCTTTTTTTGGGACCGCGAGGCACCCCGCAATGCCTTCGCAGACTGCGGCAAACTGCCCTGGCGTCAAACGTCTCAACCCGGCTCGGTCAGTTCCACCCGTTAGGGTGCCGCCAACCACGCATGATGACACCGCGTCGAGCATGCTGGTTGCGGTGCCACCTTGCAAGTCCTCAATCATTCCCATTGTCAATGCTTGCGGGTCGATGTCGACCGTAAAGCCTTGAAGATCAGCGTTCAGCGCCACCGTCAAGGTGTCGCGTTTGCGTCCTGCCATTGTTGCCCCCCTGTGGCAGTGTTAGGAGAACGTCACCGTTCCCGTGATCTTGTGGGTTGCAGTGGCCTTGATCATGTCGCCTACCGCAATCGGCAGGGACAGTTTGGTGACGATGGTTTCCATGCTGACGGTTCTGGTTCCGTCGGTGAATGATAGAGTGCCCTCCACGCCAAGGCGTCCGGTGTACACCGTCCATATGCCCGTCGTGTTGGTGTTGTTGTACATGAACTCGTGTGTGACATCGTCGCCACCCTTCAGGCCCGACGTGAACTCCATCCACTGGTCACCAATGGTCGTTGTCTCGTGCGTCGCTGAAGATACACTGAAATCAAGGCTGACGGTTTCCGCCTTGAGGTCAGCCGGTGATCCAGCACTGTTGTCGATGTTTATTGATGAGATGTCCTTGCCGTGAACGCGTGCCATGGTCGTCGTGCCTCCTCAGAACCTGGCGAACCCGGCCACAAACGTGACCGAGGACGTGCTGTTAATAGTCGATATTGCTCGCAAGTAGCGGTTCACCGTACCGGTGACTGTCGATGTCTGGCACGATGCAGCCGTGGACGCCGTGAAGGTCACGAGGTCCACCCACGTGGAGTTGTTCGTCGAGTGCTGGATTTTCACCGTTCCACCAGTGCCGGTTACCGCGGTGACATGCAGGTTGGACCGTCCTCCGTTGGCGGATGATGCGGCGTTGTCGACGCTCGTACCGTTGGTGCTTGTGCTATCGGCACCGAGCACGTGCAACAGTACACCGTTCAGCCCGGCCCGCCCGTTGCCTTGCAACGTGCCGTTGATTTTGACAATGTCAGCAACCGCGATCGGCTGTGCATGTTTGGTCAATATGGCCTCACTGCACAGGATGCCAAAATCCCCGACCGCATCCGCATCGCCATCATAGATCGACAGCACACTTGCGCCTGCGGTGTCTGATCCAAGTAATTCCTCAAACTGGCGTTCGATGGAAGTCACCGATCCGCCTGAATTGGTCTGGTAGAACCCATCAACCGACGCGTCCCACGATCCAAGTCCGGGATCATATGTCACGTATTCAGCGCCAAACGTCGTGACATCGTGCGTGTCGGCATTTGCCGTGACATCCACCGATGCGAGATCGGTTGACACGTCACGGTAACCGAGATACACGCGGACATCCTTGCCGTGCATCCTAGCCATTGGTCACCGCCTCATCCGGCGTGGATGACGATTCCGGCGCAATCTCTACGACGGGAATAGCGCTTGCGGTCCACCCCGACGCAATGACATGCCCTTCGGCAACCAGCCAGGCGTTCTCGTTCACGACGCTGTCCGGCACGTCATCGCCTGCCTCGACGCGGACTTCTCCGCCTTTACCGTCCGGCCAATTGATGCCGGTCGTTGCTTGCCACGTCATGTCGGCCAGACCTCCACGGTAAAACGCACGCCGAAATAATCGACGGTTCCAAAACTAAGCGTACCGTAATCGCGCCACGAAAGGACGCGCGTAGCGTATGCAGCGCCACCCAGCGTGCCGTCGCTTTCGATGGCCGCCTTGATGCTTGTGGACCCCGTCCGAGACAGATAGGTGTCCACCAAGTCCTGCGAGACGTCCCACGGACTGCCACCTGTGGACGCCAGAAGCGTGACGTCGTACCGCTGCACGTCCTGCCCGTTCGCCATCGACAGGTCGTAGTCATGCTCGGTCGGGCGGATAATTACCGCTGGTACTTGTGGTGTGGTCGGCACGGTCTTGTAGACGTTGAGTCCGCTGATTGTTTCCAACCGTGTCGCAAGTCCGGCACGCACCGTCGAAAGGCTCATGCGCCTTGGCTCCACAGGCGCTCAATGTCGCGCCCGGCTGCTTGAAAGAACCCACGAATACGGCCAAGGTTTTCCTCAAAGGCAGTCCGGAGAAACGGACGCGGTTTGGTGCCACGGCGCTTGATGGATCGTGCAACCGCGTATGGATTGATGTTGCCATGCCGTCGCGCCCATAGCGCAAGGTTGCCCGCGGTTGGTGGTTGTGACCCTGGTCTGCGCCCGTCATGCACGGCTCGCGCGTAGATGACGTTCGTGCCAACCGTGGCAAACCGTGGCAGGTCGGATGTGTCCACCGCATTCGTGATCGATGCACGCAGCCGTCCGGTATCAACCGGCGCATTGCGTTTTGCCTGCCCCTCAACGACATACGCCGATTTCTTCAACGCGGTACGGATTGGTTCGGCCATGATGGCTGACGCGCGCGCCTTGCGTTGCATCTCCTCGGCGTTTGTCACGCGGATTGAAAACCCTACCATTGCGCCTGCACCACCATGTCCATTTTTCGGTACGGCCGGATCAACGCCAAATACTCACTGTCGGCGCTGGCGATGCGGGTTGTTGCGAGGATGTCGGTGGCAATCACGCCAAGCGGTGCCTTGTTGCGTTCGAACAGGCGCGCCGCCATGCGGATGCACGCCTCATTGATCGCGTCAGGGTACGACCCCGTCGAGTTGTGCCCGAAGGTGCCGGTGACCAATACACCCCGTCGGCGCGTCGGGAACTGGTACTGCCCCGTGTCGTTGACCACGATCCTCGTGTACGGCGGACCGTCGGCCGGTTCGAGGTCGTAGTCGGTCGCCGACCACGTGAACCCGTACACACGTGTGCCCGATCCGGACGATGAAACCGTCTGTAGCGTCGTGATGGTCAGGACATCGTCCGGCACGAACAGGGTGAGCGCGTTGTCGGGTGTGTAATATTTCGTCGCCGAGACGCTGTAGAAGATGCGTCCGGTGTCCTCGTCGATGACGCGCGACGCTGCCGTGATGGCGGCTGCAATCACCGTATCGTGCGTGGTTGTCGCGCTTGGGATTGACGCACGCGCCTTGACCTGCGCCAGGGTGCAGTAGTCGAAGGTCGCGCTCGCGGCGGATGTGGCTAGGAATGTTGGCATGTCGTCATGTCACCGTGATCGCCGTCGGGTTGCTGAAGTTCCAGCCACTCAGTTGCCTCCACAGATAGTACGCGCCCGGATCAATCGTGAACGTCGCGACACCAGCCGCGCTCGTGTACAGCGTACCCGCCACGACGGTCGCGCCTGCGCTGTCCGTGCTGATCCACACCGCGCACCCCTCGATGGCAGTCAGTCCGTCGGGTTGCAGGATCGTCACGACGTAGGTCGATGATCCGCTTCCCGTTGACGGTGCGTACGCCGAACTTGCCAGCCGCGTGCTTGTCGCCACGTCAGTTCGTCCGAGGATGGTGGTCACGTCGGCTTGCAAACTGGTGATGCTGGACGGCGCGGTGTACGACGCGGTTGGCAACCGTGACGCGACGGACGCGTCAAGGTATTCGGTGCCCGCCTTCGACACGACCCATATCGCCGGTATCTCCTGCTGATCCGGCGTCGAACTCGTCGTCTTGAAGATGGCGATGTATTCGCCCTCCACGGTGACCGATGCCGATGCGAGTTGGTACAGGTACAGGCCGCCACCGACCGCGGTCGCGCTGCCCGCCGTCACGATCTGCGTCGGTGACGCTGACGTGTTGACGCGCCACACATCGACCGTCACGGTGAGACCCGTGACGCCCTGCTTGCTGGCGACGTAAAAGGCGTAGAACGTCAACGCGACGCCGGTCTGTTCAAGTGGCATGTCAGCCGGTTCCTCCAGGCAACGTCACGCCGGTCGCCCGTGCGAGCGCATTCCGCGCCGCCTCGGGCAGGTCAGGGTGCGACGCGATCCACGTCGCGAGTGCGAGACGCTCGGCGGCTTCGGTGGCTTCGGCCGCTTCCTTGGCAGCGCGTTCCGCCTCGGCGCGTGCGATGTCCGCCTCGCGCTGCGCGATCTCCTCCCCCGTCAACGGTCGGACTGTCTCCACGCCGGTTTCACAGTTGACTTCTAAAATCATCATCATGTCGCTCATACGGGATATCCCCAAACTAACACGCTTGACCCCACCGAAAAATTACCGCCTTGCATGATAAACGTAACGCTCGTAACAGCCGCGGTAGATGTCCATAGTCCCCCATATTGATTGATGGTCAAGTTGAAATAAGCGTCTGATGGAGTTAGACACCTTGAGTGAAAAGCCTTACGCGATGACGACGTATATTTTGATAACCACAGATCAGTCGACATGAACGGAGGACTTGAAGAGGCAAATGTAGAGCCGACGCAGTTTGCCAATGGGACTGATGACACATTCGATCCATTCCAGTAATAGTTGGAACCTGTGTCGCCATTTATGCGCAAGTTCCAACTATCTGCATACGTAGCAACAGTGCTTTTGCAAATAACCTGTATCCAAAGCGTGTCATACGTCTGTGGAATGGAACTTAATGTAATACTTGCCGCCGCACTACTCAACGTGGTTGACGCGAGCAACACCGGCAAGTTGCTGACCGTGTGGACGTGATCCGCCCTCGCCAGTGTGGTCAGGCTCCCGGTTGAAAGGCTCGTCGTCTGTCCGTTGACGACAACTGGCGTGCCAAACGCCTCACGGCTATGCCTGTGATCGGAACGGGCAACCGTTGTCGCCGTACCTGCTGACGCCGTGTCCGCAACCGCGGATGCGCCCGGCGCGCCGAACGCTTCCCGCCCATGCACGTGATCAGATCGCGCGGCGGTCGTCGCGGTACCTGCGGCGGCACTGTCGCCGACGGCTGACGACCCGGCAGTTGCGAACGCCGGTGCGTTGACGGTGACGGCACCCGTGGCACCGGACACGCTCACGTTCGTCCCCGCCACGATGGATGTGACGCCGGTATTCGTGACCGTGAGCGTCGTCGTGCCACTGATCCCGATCCCGGTACCGGCTGCGAGACTGGCGGACACGGTCGGCGTCGTC